GCCCCGTGTGTGCACATGCACAAACGACCCCCGGGGGTTTTGAGGTCATGGGGCGCAAGGCGATTCCGAACGAGATCAAAAAGAAACGCGGCACGCTGCAGCCTTCTAGGATGCCTGCCAAGCAGGGCTCTGGGGTGGCGCCGCTTGACAATCTGACCATGCCTGAGGGCCTTGACCCCGTGGCGCAGGGCGTCTGGGTGCGGATCACGTCGGCGTGCGACTGGCTCGCCGAGTCTGACCGCTCCGCCCTCACCATGCTCTGCAAGGATGAGGCGATGCTGGCGCAGCTTACTGCTAGGCTGGAGACTGACGGCGTGGTGCTCTTCACGGATAAGGGCTACGCCTACGCTCACCCGGCATGGGGGATGCGCACCGCAACGGAGGAGAGAATCTACAAGTGGATGACCTCACTGGGACTGACTCCAAGCGATCGGGCAAGGCTCGGCATCGCCATGGTGCAGGCAAGGACGCTGCTGGAGGAGTTCAGGGAGAAGTTCGCGGCGCTCCCGACTGGCCCCCGCGATACCTGACCCCTACGCCGCAGGCTGACCTTGACCGCTCGCAGGGCGATCAGGTGGCAGACTTCGGGGAGGCGCTGGTGCCCATCGCCAAGGACTCAATCGGCGGGCTCTCAGGCGAGCCAATCCACTTCCGACCGTGGCAGCGCAACCTGCTGCGCCATGCCCTAGCACGCAAGGCTGACGGCACCTACACGCACCGCTTCTTCATGGTGGGCGCAGCCCGCAAGAACGGCAAGACGGCGCTGCTCTCAACGGTGCCGCTGGCACTCGGGCTCTTTGGTGATCAGGGTGGTGAAATCTACTCCGCAGCTGCCGATCGGGATCAGGCGAAGCTGGTGATGGCGCACGCCAAGCGCGCAGTCGAGATGAGCCCGATGCTGGCTGAGCAGATCAAGGTGTTCAGGGACACGCTGGAGTTCAAGCCCACGGGCACCATCTGGCGCGCGTTGTCGTCTGAGGCATACACGAAAGAAGGACTCAGCGCCACGCTAGTGCTGGCAGATGAGTTGGCGGCATGGCCCAACCGTGACCTGTTTGACGTGCTCTCACTCTCCATGGGCGCCCGACGCAGCCCGCTCTTCTTGGCGATCACCACGGCTGGGCAGCGTACGGATCAGACGGGCATGGACTCCATCGCCTACACGCTTTACCAGTTGGCACGCCGTCGGATCACTGGCGAGCATGACGACCCGACGCTGGGCATGGCGTGGTACGAAGCCGAAGAAGACGCCTATCTCAACCCTGAGAAGTGGGGGCAAGCCAACCCCGGACTGCTCTCAACGCCGCCACTCCTGAGTCTTGAAGACTTGACGTCAGCCAAGATGCGCACCCCTGAAGCCGAGTTTCGGACGAAGCGGCTCAACCAGTTCGCTGCATCTGGGCAGGCCTTCTTGCCCGCTGGGACGTGGGACGCTTGCGCCGACACCAGCCTGCAGCTGCAAGATGGCGACTCTCTCGTGGTCGGGTTTGACGGCTCGTTCAGCAACGACAGTACGGCTATTGTCGGCGTGCGCCTAGAAGATCATGTCGTCTTCGTGCTTGGACTTTGGGAGCGTCCGATTGACGACCTCAGTTGGCGCGTGCCCGTGGAAGAAGTCGAGATGCGCATGGAAGAACTCTGCAAAACGTACGACGTCAGGGAGATCAACTGCGACCCGTTCAGGTGGCAGTCCGTCATGGAGCGATGGCAGCAGGCGGGCCTTCCCGTCGTTGAGCATCCCCAGAGCCCAGCGCGTATGACCCCAGCAACTGCCGCCTTCTACGATGCCGTGGTGAACGGACGCCTTAAGCATGACGGCGATCCGCGCATCGCCCGGCACGTCAGCCAAGCCACGCCGTACGTCACCCGCTACGGCGTGCAGGTGCGCAAGGGCAAGGACGCAGGCAAGAAGATTGACTTGTGCGTGGCAGCGATTATGGCGTGGGGGCGTGCTGCTACTCTAGGTGCAACGCCTGCGGAGAAGCCACGGGCAGCCGTCAGCTTCATCGAGTTGTAAGGAGTTGCAGTGGGAATCGTTGACCGAATCCTTGGACGACAAACGGAAGAGCGAGCAGTCGGCGGCATGTGGGCCGTTGACCTTGACACCGCTGGCACCAGCCTGAACGAGAAGAACGCCACCACCATCGGCGCGCTGTATGCGTCGGTGATGCTCTACGCGAACACCGTGGCGAGCATGCCCGTCGGCGTCTTCCTTCGCCAAGACGGCGTGCGCCGCCCAGTGACTCGCCCGCGTTGGCTTGACAATCCAGTGCCAAACAATCCGAACTACACCCGCTTCGACCTAATGCACCGCACGGTGAGCAGCCTGCTCATTGACGGCAACGCCTTCCTCATGGTGCTGCGCGGAGACAACGGCGAGATTGTGGAAGTGCGCCTGCTTGACCCACGCAAGGTCACCGTCTTGCGCGGCGCTGACGGCGCGCCAATCTATCGCGTGAAGACGACTGCGGGCTCTGTTGACTTGACTGCTGAAGACATCGTGCACATCACGCTCTTTGGAGTGGGCGAAGACTTGCGCGGGCTCTCACCAGTTGAGCATCACAAGACGACGCTTGGACTTGCGAAGGCGACGACGGAATACGCCGCCAAGTTCTTTGAGCAGGGCGCATCAGTCAGTGGACTGGTGACCGTGCCGGGGGAACTCACTGCCGATCAGGCTGACTCGCTGCGCTCTTCGTTCGGACGCCGACACGAAGGGCTGCGCAACATGCACAAGGTTGCAGTGTTGACGGGCGGCGCTGACTTCAAGGCGATGGGCTTCAACCCTTCAGACTTGGCAATCGTTGAGAACATGGAAGCAGGCACGCAGGCGATCGCCCGACTCTACGGCATCCCGCTGCACCTGCTCCAGTTGCCGGGGGCGAACTCCTCCTACAACTCGCTGGAGATTGTCAGCCGTGAGTGGCTGATGCTTGGGCTCGGCTCGCTCATCGCTCGCCTTGAGGCTGGCTTCCAGCGGCTCATCGTTGGCGACACGACTTTCATCCGATTCAACGTGGACTCCATGCTGCGACCGTTGACGAAGGAGCGATTTGACGCCTACGCCGTCGCATTGAACAACGGCTTCCTCAGCCTGAACGAAGTGCGCACTCTTGAGGATCGTCCACCAGTGGGGCCTGAGGGCGACGCCTTCCGTCAGCCGCTGAACATCGGCACGGTTGGGCAGGAGCCGCAGGCGTGAGCTACGTGATCGTCGACCTAGACGGCACGCTGGTGCTGGACAATGAGCAGCCGAATCAGCCGCTCATCAACCATTTGAACGATCAGGTCATGGCGGGCGACGTCGAGATCATCGTCGTCAGTGCTCGCAAGATTGACCGCCTCACGGAGACCCGTGCATGGTTGCAGGAGTACGGCGTGGCTGGCGTTGAGCAGGTGCACCTCAACGACTTTGAGGGCACCGCGTTTGAGACTGGGCTTGCGTTCAAGACGTACAAGTACGGGCTGCTCCTTGAGGAGTACGGCGCCGAAGAGATCGCCTACGCCGTGGACAACGACGAAGCCGTGCGCGCCATGGCTGCAGAGTTGGGCATCCGTGCCTTCACCCCGGAGCAGGCGCTGGCAATCAGTGCCACACCACCCACTGATGACGCGCCAGATTCTGCAGATACTATTGACGAATCAACGCAGCTTGAGGAGAACGCAATGGCACGAGAGCACGAAACACGCGCACTGCCACTCGGCGACTTTACGGTCACCGAAGGCGAAGACGGAAGCAAGACCTTCTCGGGATACGCCGCCGTGTTCGGCGCTGAGTCTCAGGGGCTGCCCTTCATCGAGCGCATTGCGAAGGGTGCCTTCGCCCGCGCCATCAAGCAGGCGGAGCAGGGGCGCCGCGTCATCAAGTTCTTGCATGGTCATGATGAGAGCCGCATGCTGGCAACAACCGCCAGCGGGCGCCTGAGCCTGACTGAAGACGAAGTCGGGCTAAAGGTTGAGGCCCGCCTTGACCCATCCGACCCAGATGCTGCATCAGTCATCAGCAAGTTGACGCACGAAGCCAAGGCGATGGGCATGTCTTTCGGATTCACCGTGCCGAAGAACGGGCAGCAGTGGAACGAAGACGGCAGCCGCACCCTCACGGAGATTGGGCTGCTTGAAGTCTCAACACTTTCGGGGCACACGCCCGCCTACCCGGCAACGCTCGGCTTGACCGCCGTGCGCAAGATCGCGCCGAACAAGATCGGCGTGGACGGCGACGCTCTCGTTGAAACTCTTGAAGCCGTCAAGGCTGGCAACACTCTTGACGCTGATCAGACGGCGCTGCTCGACGCAGTGCGTGCCAAGCTGGGCGCAGCATCCGAGCCCGTCATTGAAGCAACTGCGCCACTCGGCGAGCACCACACTGTTGTGGCAGCCCGCCTCAAGTTGGAGCAGTTGAAGGGATAAACTCCCGTTAGCCCACGCGCCACGGTCGCTCTTGCCTGATCATCAGGGGCATCGGATAGGTGGCTCGGCGTATTGTGTAAACCCAGAGAAGTGAAAGGAGTCCACCATGGACACCGTCAAGAATCTGGCTGAGAAGCGCGCCGCGCTGTTGACTGATGCTTCGGGCATCGTTGCAGACGCCGCAGCCAAGGGCGAAGCCCTTACGGCTGAGGCTCAGGCTCGTTTTGACGCCCTTACTTCGGAGGCTTCAGTTGTTGCTTCCGCAATCCAGTCAGAGAAGATCGCTGCTGAGGCCCGCGCCGCAGCCGACGCTGCACGCTCGGAGAAGGCTGTTGCCTTCGCCCCGGCTGCTGAGTCGACCCGTGACCTGTCCGCTGAGCTTCGCCGAATCGCCCGAGACGGCGGCACGGTTGAGCTTCGTGACATCACGAAGGCGACCTTCACGCAGGCAGTTGAGCAGGGTGACCGTTTCTGGATCACCGCTGGTCAGGTCAACCCGTTCGTTGATCCTGCCGTTGTTTCCGTCATCCAGCTCGAGAAGGGCAACGTCTTGGCTCTGCCAAGGACGACCGCTCTAGGGACTGCCGCAGCAGTTTCCGAAGGATCAAGCATCGGCGAGTCGGACGGCACGAACTCATCCCTCAGCCTGACGCCAGTGAAGTACGCTTCACTCCTTCAGGTCGGAATCGAGACTGTTCAGGATCAGATGTTCGACGTAGCCTCATGGGCCACGGAGAAGCTGGCTGCTGAACTGAGCGTCGCACATGGAGCCGTTGCGGCCCCTGCTGTTGCCGCTGCAGCCACGGTTGGCGTCACGGGTGCGGCTATTGCCCCAACCTACGCGAACCTTGTTGCACTCATCTATTCGGTGAAGCAGCAGTACCGTCGCGCAGCGAAGCGCGGCTTCCTTATGAACGACACCACGCTTGGTGCCGTGATGGGCTTGGTTGACGGCGCGAGCCGACCAATCTTCGTGCCGGGCGATCAGAACCGCCCTGACACGATCCTTGGCTTCCCAGTCTATTCAGCCGCTCTCGCCGATAACGGTGACGAAGCTCTCTCGATTGCCTTCGGCGATCTTGGAAGCGTGTACACTGCCATCGCTGGGGCGCCTGCCATTGAGGCTGACCGCTCCTTCGCCTTCGGCACGGGCCTTGTCTCGTACCGCGGAATCCTCCGCGGCGCAACGGGACTCATTGACCCGAACGCCGTTAAGACGTTCAAGGGCGCGAACGTCTAACCCTTCGGGATTAGACTCGCAGGCGGCGGGGAGTCGGGCTTCGGCTCGGCTCCCCGTCACCATTAGTGGGGAGGCAACGTGAAAGTCAGACTCATCTACAAGCTGAACGGCACCCGCAACGGGGAGCCATGGCCCGCAGTCGGCGGAGTGATCGACGTGCCAATGAGCGAAGCCGTCAACCTGATCAGCCACGGCTACGCCGTGCCAGTGCCAGTGCCACAAGAGCAGGAGCGTGCAATCGTTGAGCAGGAGCCCGAGCGCGCTACACTGCCGAAGACAACCTCCAAGCCACGCAAGGGGAGAAACTAATGGCAGTTATGACTGGGCAGATCGCCGTGACTTCAACCGCAGCGAAGATTGTGACGCCAGACGCTGACGGCTGCCGCCTGCTCCTGCACACGGTTGGCAACGCTGACACCTACGTCGGCACCTCAGCAGTCACCGTTGCAACAGGCTTGCTACTCGACAAAGATGCCGCCATCGTTGAGATTCGCCTTCGCCCGGGTGACGAACTTTGGGTAATCTGCGCCACCACTGAGACACTCACCTACATGATCTTGGAGAACTCATGAGCTACGCCAGTCTCTCAGAAGCCAAAGCGAGTCTGGGGATCACTGACTCCACGGACGACGCCGCGATTCAGTCATGCCTTGACGCAGCCGATCAACTGATCAACAACTACGTCGACACAAAGGTTGGCTTCGGCGTCACGTCCAGTCAGACGCGCTACTACACTGCGCAGCGATTCGACTTCGTGCTGACTGATCCAATCGTGACCGTCACGGCACTCGCCACGGACATCAACGGGACGGGCAACTACACCCAGACGTGGAGCGCCAACGATTACGTGCTGGCACCGCGCAACGCGGCGCTTGACTCCCGACCCTACACGGAGATCGACACAAGCCCGTTCAGTGGCGCGCAGCTCAACTTCCCGACGGGATACCTTGAGGTCAAGGTCACGGGCACCTTTGGCTGGCCCTCAGTCCCAGCCGCAGTGAAGCAGGCAGCCCTGATCCAAATGGGTGCCATTTTCGCCAGTAGGACAGCACCCTTCGGGGCAGTCGGGAGCGAAAGTCTCGGAGGCGTATTGCGCATGAGCGCAGCCCTGCACCCTGAAGCCCGCGCACTGCTTGAGGCGTACCGCCTACGCGGCGGGCTCGCCATCTGATGAACGACCTCACGATTCACACTGCCGTCGCAACGCGCCTCATGGCTGCGACGATGCCTGCGGGCTACGCGCTCCGAGCAGCCCACGCCACACCGCCAGACAATCTCGCCGTGGTGCCTGCAGCCGTCTGCATCCCCGGCGGAGACTCCATCTCCTACGGCGCAGGCGGAGCCCGCACCACCGTGCTCACGGTCAGCGTCACCATCTACACGCAGGATCAGGCTGACATGGCCCGCAAATACGCCGACCTCCTCACGTGGCGCACGTGGCTGCGCAGCGTCTTTGACGGGCAGGTGCAGTTGAACACGGCAGACGTGGCTCAAGCGATCGTCACCTCCACTACAATCGGCACAGACACGTGGGCTGAGTCCACGTTCTTGACGATTACTGCGGAGCTGCAGGTGAGTATTCTTGAGGGAGTCAATGTCACAGCCTGATACGTTGAAGGTGAAAGTCGTTCAGCCCCGTGCTGAGGGCAACCCGTACCTCCCAGCGTCTGATGACGTGGTTGAGATCGACGCCGCAGTTGCCACATCGCTGGCAGCCAGCGGGCTGGTAGAAATCGTAGACAATAAGCCCAACGCCAAGACGGCGACAACCGCAGAGAAGGAGTAAATCGTGGCAGTGACCCTAGGCGCCAAGTCGTTCACGAAGGTCGTCGTCAAGAGCGAGTCTGCCTATGGCACCCCTGCGACATTCGCTGACGCCAATGGCGAACTCCTGCACACGGACATTGTCGGCATCGTTGACCCGGGCGTCACTGTCGACTTGGCTGATGATAAGAGCGTCGGCATCCGCCCACGCCGCGTCGCCGCTTCCGCCACCATCACCGCCAAGGCTCCAGTCGTCAGCTTCGGCGAAGCGCCTGCGTCACTCCGCACGCTTCCAATTATCTTTGACTCACTCGCCAGCATTACCGCATCTGGCGCTGGCCCGTACACTTGGGCATACGCTCCAAGCCAGACAGACGTTGACACGCTCAAGACCTACTCGCTCTACGTCACGGACGGCGTGCAGAAGTTCATCATTGACGGGTGCGTCCCAACTGAAGTGACTCTAAGCGCCGATCAGTCGGGCCTCCTGCAGATGGGCTCGACGTGGGCGGGGCGTGCACTGACGACCACCGCTAACACCAGCACCGCTGCCTTTGCCACCCAGTACTTCATCCCTGGGCGACTCTTCGGACTAAAGACACACACCAGCATGATCACCGCAAAGACGGGCACGGGCACCGCCTACTCCTCCTATATCACGAACTGGAGCCTGACCCTGATGCCGGGCGCTGCCCCGCTGCAGGTGCTCAACGGCTCAACCACGAACGTCAACGCTGGCGGCGTTGCCTACACGGGCGCGCTGGACGGCACGCTCGAGTTGACCATCGCATCGAACAGCGCCGCGACCACCGCCTTCCCAGTGAGCGACATTGGCGAGACGAAGTTCGTGCAGGTGCAGGGACTGGATGCAAACGGGTACGGCTTCACCGCCAACGTCTGCGGCGTCGTTGAGAACGTCAGCGTGATTGGATCTGAGTCCGACGGACTGATCTTGAACACGGTCACGCTGCAGCTCGCGAGCAACGGGACGAACTCGATTCTCTGCTGGGTAGACTCGCCGCTGGCGGCTCGCCCGTAAGGTAGCCCGCAACTAGCGGGGAGGAGGAGCAAATGGCAACCACGGACGTCATCGTCGTTCACCTAGACGGCGAGTATCAGGGCTGGCACGCAACCATGCGCACGCCTGCACGCATCAGCGCCCGCGTGCTGATCGACCTTGACAGCGACTCCAACGCTAAGAAGTTGACCGCTTACGGCAAGATGATTCTCAGCGTGCAAGGCTGGAAGGACTGCGACGGCAACCCAACGAACGACCCGCTTGACGGGCCACTCACGGCGCTGAACGCAGCCGCTGAGAAATGGGCAGCACTGGCGGGCGAAGTCCCAAAAGAGTAAGGCTTGCCGCCCGGCAGATCAGCCTAGGGCAAGCAGTCAAGCCACCGCCCGAGATCATCTTCCACATTCTTGCCAAAGAGTTTGGCAAGTTTCCGTGGGAAGTCGCCGAAGCGCCGCTAGACTCCGTCATGTTGGCGTGGGCACTCTACGCCGAGATGCAGCCAAAGGACGTGAAGCGTGGCCGCTAAGGGCAACGAGAAGGTCAGAATCTTTGTCACCCCCCAGTCGCTGAAGGCGACGGACGACCTCCGCCTTGGCTTCTTGGAGGCGGGCAACCCGCGCAAGTTCAGCGCGATGATGCAGCTCGCAACGCTCAACGCAGCCCGCACGATGGTCAAGCCCGTCAAAGCCGGCGCACCCGTGCGCACTGGACGCTTGAAGAAATCCGTTGCCGCCCGCAAGGCAAAATACAACCGCCCTGCAGCCGTCGTTGGCGTGCGTGCTGGTAAGAGCCGCAGCGATGCCAACGGCGCGTGGTACCGCTGGTTCGTGGTCAGTGGCACAACTGGCACCAGAAACACGAAGCGGCAGGGTAGAGTGCAGGTCACGGCGATCCGTGGGCGTGACTTCGTGAAGCAAGCCGTGACGGAGCCAACGAATCAGGCGCGGGCCATCGACGCACTGAACAAGACAGTGCAAGCCTTCTTGGACGGCACGATCAAATACCGGGGGCGAAGGGGTAAACGATGAACAAGAACACCATGAACCTAGTCATCAAGGCGATCGACAACGCAACGCCGACCTTGCGCACCATCGGCAAGGGCTTCGGCAATCTCAAGAACGTGGGCGTCGCTGCGTTCAAGGGTATTGCTACAGCGTCAGCAATTGTCGCCAGCGCACTAGTCGGCTTTGGAGTCAGCGCCGTCAAGGCAGCACTGGATGACGAACGCTCAAGCCTGAAATTGAACGCAGCCCTCAAGGCGCGCGGCATTCTTACGGACGGGCTAAAGGTTGCAATTGACAAGCAGATTGAGAGCATGGCGGCGCTCGGCATTGAAGACACGCAAGTGCGCGAAGGCATTGAAGTCTCCAGCCGCTTCTTCTCCAAGCAGGCAGACATCCTTGCCGTGAACGCTGCAGCTGCAGACATTGCCGCAGTGACTGGCGCTGATCTTGCTTCCGTCATTGAGACAATCGGCAAAGGCGCACGCGGCTCAACCCGTGGACTCGTTGCACTCGGCATCACCGTCAAGAAGGGTGCAACCATCCAGGACATCCTGACGGCAACGACGGAGAAGTACGGCGGCATCGCTGCAGAGATCGCTGACTCAACGAGCGGGCGACTCTCAACGGCTCAGGTGCGCTTCAACGAAGCCGTGGAGAAGTTCGGATATGAAATCATGCCCGTATTCGAAAAGGGGCTCAACTTCATCACTGACACGGCGCTGCCTGCATTTGAGGACGCACTTGCGCAACTTGCTCCAGTGGTGACAGAGATTGTAGACGAGCAGGTGATCCCGCTCTTCAAGTCAGTTGACAATCTTGGAAAGTCTTTTGGACTAGCTGGAAAAGACGTCAACCTTTTTGCTGAAGGTGCACGCATCGCGTTGACTCCAATTCTGGCAATCATGGACGCCATGCGCATTGCAATTGACGCTATTGCTGCTGGCGTGCGATTCGTCAGTGGGGCAGCTGATCCGAATAACGTGCTGCCAACAGGCGCTTTTAGAAGCTACGCGGGCGGGCCGTCTTACCCCGGCGCTCCGACGTCTAACATCCCACCGATCACGGTCGTCATCGGCACGAAGCCAGTGGACGGGATCGTGCGCGATTCAATGGGCAGGATTCTGGGCACCACCCCAGGGCCGCGCTAAGTCATGGCGACGCACCCCTTCGCCATCATCGTTGACGGCGTCAACAGCGGCACAAACATCCTTGACGATTATTCAAGCGCCAGCCCAGAGACGCCGTGGGTTGATCCTGAGACAGTCACTCTCACGCAAGACGCCAACGGTGAGAGCGGCTCTCTGCAGTTCGAAGTGGTGCAGGTCAAGACTCCGGGCGGCGGGCCATGGTGGAAGTCAGGCAGCGTCTATGACAACGCTCGCGTGCGCTTTCAGGTCAGCGGCACCACCACCTTCTTGGGATACATCGTGCAGATTGACGCGCAGCTCGCCGAGAACGGACTGGGCACCCGCGCGCTGGTGAACTGCGCAACCGCGTCAACTTTCTTGGACAAGATCATCGTCTACAAGGGGCGACTGGTGACTGGGACGAAGAACGACTACACGGGCAACTTTCTAATCGGCTCAGGTAGCAGCACGGATCAAGCGGGCGTCACTGCGCTCGTTGCCAAGGCGGATGCTGCAATGGCGTTCAGCACGGGCACCAGCGGGCGCACCGCCAACCGTCTGATCGTCAACACGAACACCACGCCAGCCTACACGGGCACCGCCGTCGCAGTCGGACAGTTGCTCATGGTGCCGGGCACTCTGCGCGCATGCCTTGACAACATCAAAGATGCAGCCGAAGCCGTAGACGGCGAGCAGCGCCGCTACTGGGTGGCTCCGAGCGGACGCATCAACTATGCCCGCTTGGGCACTGCGACGCCCACCTACGCCACGGCGCCGTTCAAGGTTGTCACCACGGCAACCTACAGCCCCTACGGCTCAGCTTCAGCAGCCGCCACGCTGCAGGTGCGCGATCTTCAGGTCAGCCTTGACCATGAGGTCATCGTCAAGAAGGCGCGGTTTATCATGAACGAAGTTGTCAGCAAGTACGACGCTAAGATCAGCGGCGGCGTCTACACGGTGAAAGACCCGTATGGTCGAGTCTATGATCAGGCAGCGCCGAACGGTGCAGGCATGACGACGCGCAATGGCCCACGCCCTGAGACGCTGATCAGCGTGACGCCAATGCCAAAGCGTGCCGGCGGCGGCGTGGAGTGGAGCGACAAGATCACGAACTATGGCAAGAAATACTTTGGGACGGACACCTACCCGAACCGCGCCGCGCCGCAGCGCAGCATCTCGTTCAGCGTGCGCGGGGCTGACACCACGAACAACCCTTATGGCTTTGTGAAGGGCTACAAGCAGACAGGCGTCAGCACCTTCGCACTGCAGGATGGTTGGGAGGCTGGTCAGTACGTCAGCATTGAAGCAAGCACTGCACTTGACCTGAGCGGGCTCTTCCGCATCGAATCGTTGACCATGTCATTTGAGCCGGGCTCTATGATTCGCCGATACGACATGACGTGCGAACGAGTACCACGCAACCCATTGAAGAAGTTCTTGCAGGGGTGATAGATGGTTGACAAATTTGGCTCCGATCAGCAGCAGCTCGCCAACTCTGGCGGCAGCGTTATCTCGCAAGACAACGCGGTGCTCATCAACGGCGACAGCGACGGTGAGACTGCGCTTTTGGCGGGCCCTGCACTTTTGAGGGAGGTGCAGACATCCGTGGCAAATGGTGACTTTGCCATTCCGCCGTCGGACTCTGAAGCAACAATCACTGACGACAACGCCCTGCCGTACTGGACGTTCACTGACGTCTCAAGTGCAGGGGCCATCACCGCAGCACTAGTTGCAGATACTGGCGCGGCGTCGGGGTACGTGTTGCGCTTCACCGTTGCCAGCGGCACGCTGACTGGCAAGAGCGCCACGCTTACGCGCTTCATCCCGGTCGCATCGTCAGCGTCTCGCTCCTTCTCGTTCTACGCTGAGGCGACCTTTGATAAGGGAACAAACAGCACGCAAGCGAACGCGCAGATTTCGTTCACTTTCTATAAGTCGGACCAGGTCACTACGACTGGCTCAACATTCTCCAGCGACCTATATGGATTCAATCTCCTGCAAACACCCACCGGAATCACCGCGCCAAACCTTTATGCAGTGACTCCAGGCATTGCCAATGTGACTGCCCCTGCAGACGCTGCATATCTAAAACTAACGATCACCATCGCCACCGTTGCAACGCAATCGGCTGCTCGTGTAGTGGACTTGACTGAAGTACGAGTCGCTCACGGTCTTCCTGAACTGCTACTCACGGATAAGACCAGCCCAGCATCTCGAGCGCCTGCCTACATCACAAACGACGATGGGCTGTTGACAATCATTGAAGGCACAGGTGACTCGCAGTTCTACCTTGACGCAGCAACCACGCTAACTACTGGCGCTGGCGTTCAGACAATCGGAAACTTTGCGATCGACGCAGAGACACTTAGCGCAAACATTCAGGACAACATCTTGCTTTCAGGTGGGGCAGACATTCAAGTACAAGGAGCGACTACCGTTGACATCACAGCACCTAGCGGCGTCTACATCACGACAGACGGATCAACGGAAGGAACGCTGACTCTTGCCAATGTAGACAGCGCAGGAGACTTGCGCTTGCGCGCCGGCGGTGCAGATGTGTATTTGCAAGACACTTCAGGATCAAATCCACGCCTGCTATTCCGCGCAAGTGACAATACATTCTTCGGCGGTATCCGATTGTCCGAAGCGAATATCTTCCGATTCTTCAACGGCTCATCAAGCACAGACTACGCATACCTTTACGCAGAGCGCCTTTATCCAATGAACGGCACAACGGCGAGCCGATACATCGACGACGACGGCACGCGCACAAGATTTAGCGGTGGGATCACCGTCACTGGCGATGCGACCGCTACTGGCGGCATCGGCTTTGATGGCGCAATCTATGGCACATCGGCGCTGACTGGGCCGAACATCGACCTAGGTGGAACCAATGCTCGCCTGTGGACGCACTCAACAAGCGCCGCCGATGTGGCGGCCTCAACCTCAACAACCGTCTCTGGCGTGCTGATCACGAAGGTCACCGCAGGGCAGCCGAGCACCAACATCAACGGCGTCGCTACCACTGACGCATTCGCGGACGCACTCCGCAACGGCGGCATTGCCGTAGACACCACGAACAACCGCGCCTACTTCTACTCAGGCGGCTGGAAGTATGCCGCGCTCACCACGCCATCCGACTCACGCCTGAAGGAAGAGATCACCGAGATCACTGGCGCACTCGACACACTCCGCCAGCTTGTGCCGGTGGCGTTCAAGTGGAAGAACCCAGACGCACACGGTCGCAGCGATGCTGTAGCTGACGATGGCAAGCGCCTAGGCTTCATTGCCGATCAGGTAGCCACCACGGACTTGGCGCACTGGGTTGAGACACTCGGCGTAGACGAGCGAGAAGCGCATCTCGTTGACACCACTGAGGTGCTCGCCGTCAACATTCCGCAGAACGAGATGGAGGCGCTCGTTGTTCAGGCACTGCTCGACATTGACGCACGCCTCAAGGCGCTGGAGGGCGCATGACGAAGAGCCAAGCCGACACGATCATCGCGCGTCTAGACGCTCAGAGCGCCAAGATTGACCGCTTGCAGTCAGAGATTGACCAGATGAAGGGCGGGCTCACGGTGCTGAAGGCGATCGGCGCCTTTTTGGGTGTAGGGGGAATCGGCGCGCTTCTGGCGTGGCTTCAACAGCAGGGCAAGTAGTGCGCCGCGTACTCATCCCGCTGGTGGCTGCCGCCATGCTCTTCTGCACGCTGCCAGCCTTGGCGCAAGAAGAACCGCAGCACGGGCTCACCATGACCGTCTACCCGGAGGTGATCCTTGCAAGTGGGCCTTGGGCAACAGCGCCCACCACTGATCCCTGCTGGACTGGCATCGTCCCCAACATTGACTTCATGTGGGGCGGCGACGCTCCAGCTGCAGGCTGCCCCGCTGACTTCTTCATGGTGCACTTCACGGGCTGGATCACAGTGCCAGAGTCAGGCGCGTGGGAGTGGCTGAACTGGAGTGACGACGGCTGGCACATGACGATCGGCGACTTCGTGGCGCTGGATGATTGGAACTTTCACGGCTGCGGCGGGCACTGGAGTGGCCCGAACGAAGGCTTCACCCAGATGGAGGCGGGAGTCTCTCAGCCGATCAGCGTGTGGATGTTTGAGTGGGGCGGCGGCGCATGCGCCAGACTCGACTACGGCAGCCCCTCAGGGTATGGCGTAGTGCCGACTGAGTGGCTCACCACTGAGCCAATGCCTGCTCCTACTCCAAGCCTAGAGCCATCTGTTGAGCCAAGCCCAGAGCCAAGTCCGTCAGAAAGTCCATCGCCAGAACCTACCCCAAGTCCTGAGCCGTCGCCGAGCGAAGAGCCGTCGCCGACTCCAAGTCCAAGTCAGGAGCCATCCTATGAACCTTCACCTACCCCAACCCCAGAGCCGTCGCCGACTGCCACACCCGAGCCGTCGCCCACGCCATCGCCATCCGTGGAGCCTTCGCCGTCTCCTACTCCTGAACCTAGCCCTAGCCCTAGTCCTTCTCCTGAGCCTTCTCCTACGCCAACCGTAGCGCCGAGCCCTACGGCGACGCCTACGCCGACCCCTACACCTATGCCAGAAACGCCTTCCCCAAGCCCCAGCGTGGCGGAAACACCCCTCCCAGAGCCTTCTGAGGAGCCCTCACCAGTGCCTTCCCCAGTGCCTTCCCCGTCCCCTTCGGATGAGCCGCTGGTGATTGACCCGGGGGCTGCAGCTGAGGCAGTCGCCGAAGCCGTGGGCGAAGCCGTTGCCGCCGTCGGCGAAGCGGCTGCGTTCGTCGCCAATCTCGGACACGACATTACGCCAGCCGAGAAGAAGCAGGCAGCCGCTACAATCATCCCCGCAGTGATCATCACGCAGCTCGCACAGGCAGCCGTTGCGGCAGCCAGTGCAGCGGCGGCTGGTGCTGCGGCATCAGGAGGCTCACGAAAGGATCAGAAGTGAAACTCCTGAAGGACATCGCGCTTGACATCTCGGCGAGTTCGTGGACGTGGCTTGGCATGATGATCGCGTGGATCGTGCTCCCGGAATCTGGGACGCGCGACTTCGTCGGCGTCTGCATCTTAGTGCTGCTCGGATTGTGGGCAGCGACAGGGCCCCTACGTTGGGGCGGGGAGTAAACATGCGCTACAAGATCAAGAGCCAGCTCTGGGCGGATGCTGAAGCCCAACTGAAGGGCGTCAAGCAGATTCTTGACGACTGCACATGGTCATCCTGCGCCGCAGCCGTATCGTGGGCGAGCGGGTACGAAGTCGACTACAGCGCAGCCCAAGGCGTCGCAGCCTTTGAGAAGGCGACAGGGCGCAAAGACAAGCAGGGCGTCAGCGATGCTGGCGGCTCGCTGCCTGAAGCCATCAAGACGATCGCCGTGCTGGGCGGGAAGGCCCGCTACGCCAAGAGTTGGGAGGACGCGATGGAGGCAGGCAAGGCTGGCGCCGCCCTCATGGTGTGGGTGCAACAGCCCGTCGGCTACCCGCCCGAGATCAAGATCAGCAAGTGGCACGATGGCTGGGCGCGCTGGTGGACGAAGACTGACCCCGCGCACTTGAAGGCTGGCTACGGTCACATGACGTCTGCAGGCTGGGGGGAAGTTGACGGCGTGATGACTTGGCAGTGGGGGTGCCCCACCAGAAACGACCGCGATGCCGTTGAGAAATACGCCGTTCCAGTGACGGAGTCCCAGCTGCGCACGATCGCAAAGTCGAAGATGAACGCTCGCAAGTTGAAGAGCGACTTCGCCGCGCTGCTCATCGTCACCTACCCCAAGAAGGCAGCAGCCCCGGCACCAGTAGCGGCACCCGTTGCCGTGCCTGAGCCCGTGGTGGCGCCTGCACCAGTCAACGCAGGGGCGCGCGTAGCAGTGGTGGAGCAGCCAAAAGCCGCAACGCCAACACGTGAGGTGCAACCCCTCACCGCGTCCACCACACCTGAGCCGAAGAAGCCAAGCGCCGTGGATGCGCAGCTTGAGGCTCTCGGGAAGGTAGACTTCGGAGCAGTGGCTGGGAGGGCGTTCAACGCTGCGAGTGGTGCAGCGGCTGCGGCTGCCAAGGTAAAAGGGGCACCAGCCAAGATGATGACCTTCTTGCAATACATCAAGGACAACACGGGCATTGACGAAGCCCTCATTGAGTTCGTCCGAACCTTCGTCACGGTGAGCATCTCCGTGGCGCTTGGGCTCGGCATCCCACTGCTCGACATCAACGGCGGCGACTTCCGCACCGTCGTCTCGGCTGGGTTGGCGTCGGGCCTTCAGGTACTCGTGAAGTACCTTGACCCCAAGAACAGCGCCTTCGGAATCAAGGAGAAAAACTAGCCACACACTTCCGTCATACACCTGACACAAGAGCAGGTGTAGGCTGCTAGTAGGCACCCTTGCAGGTGCAGCAAGCAGTTGGAGGTGTTCACATGGACGGACTCGAAGAGCTCAGGGCGCTGAGCAAGCCACGGAAGGGCCCGCCCTGCGGGATGACGACCGTGCACCTTGAAGGCAAGGACTGGGAGACTCTGCACGCAGGGCTTGCCGATCCCGCCATCACCGCCAAGGCGTTGACCGCATGGCTTGAGAAGCGCGGCTTCACCGTCAGCTTCTGGACGATCGGGAGGCACCGCCGGGGCGAGTGCGCGTGCAACTCATGAGCGACGAGTTGCAGATGGAGCAGCGGCTTCAAGAAGTCACCGAAGCCCACAAGCGTGCACTGCGCCAACTGGCGAAGCGTGACGCTGCCCGTGAGGAGTTAGTGGCTGCCGTCTATCAGGCGGCGAAGGATGCCGCGCTGAGCATTACGATTCCAGCCGTGCCAACCCCGAAGCCGTCAGGCAAGAAGGGCGAAGGCGAGACGCTGGTGATCCTGCTGGGCGACTGGCAACTCGGCAAGTACTCGGAGAGCTACAGCATTGACGTGGCGAAGGCGCGCATCGCGCTACTCGCAACGAAGGTGCAGCGGCTCATCGAGTTGCATGGTGTCCCCGTCAAGGAGATTGCGTGCGTGCTGCTGGGCGACTTCGTGGAGTCGGACGGGAACATCTTCCCGAGCCAAGCCTACGAAGTAGAGCGCGGCGGCTTGTACGTGCAGATTTTTGAGGGTGCTGGGATGCTCGCGCAGTTCGTGCGATCCATGGCAGCACTGGCCCCGAAGGTCACGGTGCGTGGTGCGATCGGCAACCACGGGCGACTGGGGCGCTTTGGCGATCACTCCAACGAGAGCAACGCTGACGCGATCTTGTACCGCATCGCAGCTGAACACTTGAAGGGTGAGAAGCGCGTTGACTGGAAGGAGTCACTCACACTGGGTGGGCGTCATTGGTATGACGTGCTCTCTCTGCCGGGTGGCAAGAGCGCCATGCTGGTGCACGGTGATCAGTTCAAGGGCGGAGCCTTCGGGCTTCCGTTCTACGCGATCGCCAAGCGCGCGCAGGGCTGGAACCTTTCGGTGCAGCCGTTCGACTTTCTCTTCTACGGGCACTGGCACACGCCGAGCCGACTGGTGCTGAGCGATGGTGCTCACACATGCTGGGGCAACGCCAGCATCGAATCAAGCAACCGCTACGCGCAGGAGTGGCTGGCAGCGTCTGGCACTCCAGCTCAGTGGGCGCTCTTCTTCGGCAAGGAGGGCCCGACGGCGGAGTATCTGGTGCGACTGGATGCCGCGAAAGCCTGAGGCTACGGCAAGCATCTGCCCCGTCTGCGGAGAGATGGGGCAGGTGTATGCCTACGGGGAGCAGGTCGTCAACACGGGCGCCCACGGGGTTGACTGGGTGCTCAGCCAAGGCGTCTGCAAGGGGTGCCTGAGCGTGGTGGTGCAGGCTGCCAAGGACGGCACCCTTGACTCCTTGGAGGGGGGGCTTGACGGCTCCTAGCCGTTAGCCTTAGGATTACGAAGTCAGGAAAGACAGCCCCATGCGGGGCGACTGGCAGGAGGTAAAGAAATGGCAAAGGTATCGCTCCGAGAAGTCAAGACGGCGCTGAAGATGATCGGCGACGGCGTGCTGATGGAGCCCCGGGATCGCATGCACCATGACGCCGCAATGGCGTTGAAGGTTGCCGTCCACTATTGCACCAGCTTCAAGGCAGTGCGTGGCGAAGGCAGCGCAGCAGCGATCCGATTCGAAGAGTTGGGCGACTATGAGACTGCCAACTTTATCAACGCCACACTGACGGAGGCGTTCTAATGAGCGCCTTCTTCAATCTCTGCCCAGTATCGGCGCGCCACGGGTATCTGCTCGTGGTGAAGAACGAGCAGGGGGGCCTCATCGCCATCTGCCACAAGTGCTACGTCCCAGTCAAGGGGCGCAAGAATCTTTTGGAGGTGAAGTAA